TTTTAGTTAAATCTTTAATTAGATAAATACTCCTAGAGATTAATTTTTCTAGGAGTATTTTTATGTTTGAAAAATATGGATTTGTCTACATTTGGTTTGATCGTAAACACAAACGTTATTACATAGGTTCTCGTTGGGGTCATGTTGATGATGGTTATGTCTGTAGTTCTAGGTGGATGAAACAGGCTTATGGGCACCGACCAAAAGATTTTAAGCGTCGGATTCTTAAAACAATTACAAATCGTAAAGACCTTCTCAATGAAGAGCAGCGTTGGCTAAACATGATCAAACCAGAAGAAATAAAACATCGCTATTATAATCTCACAACTAAAACTGATCATTTATTGTATAATGATCCAAATAAAACATTGACTGTTGGTGAAAAGATATCTAAAGCGACAAAAGGTAAATCAACTGGTCCATGTTCTCTCGCAAAAGCTATGAAGATATCAGAAGTGAAGCGAGCCAACTTTGAAAGAAAACGACATGAAACAGGTTCCTCATACACACCAGAACAACTACGAAACTTATCAGAAAGCAAAAAGGGAAAACTCTTAGCACCAGAGCACAAAGAAAAAATCAGCAATGGACTCAAATTAGCATATATTGAAGGTCGTAGAATCTGATTCTCCAAACTATGAAAGTTGTTCAACTTTTCGTGAGTCCTTGACTTTCTTCAACCGATTCTTTATGATGTTTTCCACTAGCAACTTTTGGATGGAGAAGATTCCAATGAAGCATCTCAGCCTTGTAGCCTTGGTTGCAGCAGCAGCTTTGGTTACTGTTTCAAGCGTCCAGGCGCAAACAGCCAAGCAAAACAAGAAGTCCATGGGCACTTCTTCGGCGCCAGGGCCGGTCTACTATGACATGTGGATCAATCGCACTGGCACGCGCGAGGGCAAGGTCCGCACTGTGCGCGGGTATAATGTACCAAACAATCCGGTGATCTTCTGGGACTTCCAAGATCGGAGCAACATCGCCGGCGAATAAAAACTCTTTCTTTTCGTTCCCTCACTCGGCGGACTTTCTGGTCCGCCATTTTTTTTATATATCACTGAATATTTCTAATTGACATTACAGTATGTTCATGTTACAAAGTATCCATCTTGCAGCGCTTATCAACAACCGGAGAAAGAACCATGGACTTTACCGCGAAGAAAATGCTCCCAAAAGATTGGCAGAAAATTATTGAGGAAATGCTTATTCATCAGCAATCTTCAAATGTCCGTTCTACACAACACGATAAAGATATTGGTCGTTTGATTGGAGCTTTGGCAAACAACGATCAATATCAAAAAAATTGCATTGTGGAAGAGCAAGCAGAGAAAATCAAAGGCGTGCGGCTGATTGCCAAAGTCATAGCCAGCGGCAGCATGTATTACTATGATAGAACAGCTGGATTGTGGTATTCTGGATTGGTTCTAGAAAAAGTCGGTATTGCATTGCCCCCTGAACTCTTTGATTGCGGAAAAATTTCCTCTGGTATGAGTGCAAGGGGCGGCAAGTGTTTTATTGACAAGGCTAATAAACGTCTTGACGAAAGATACAAACACAACGCTAGTGCAACTGATGGATGCGTGGCATTGGGCTGCAAACATCGCGATTTAGGTTCTCCGGCCCAACAAACCTTAATGGGGTCTTTCTAAGTGGTTTCAAACATCGGTTGTAGGGGACGAATCGTAGGAAGCATTGGGCTACGATTGTTGGAACCTTCCTAAATACAAAAACAAGAAAAAACAATGGAGTAAAAACTATGGAACTAATTTTTGCCATTGGATTTCTGACTGGTATGTTGACAACAATACTAGGAGTAGTTTTTCTCATTTATACAGGATAAGATTTGCCTAACTACGTTATCAATGATTTAGCTGTAGAAACATGTCCATGGATTCACATAGAAGCTGCAAATAACAGAATCTATGTTATCGGTTTCAACAAACTCAGCCAAATTGTTGAAGACTTAGTTTATGAGAATTTCAATAAGGGTATCATCCAAGACTTCTTTTCTGACTATGATGCTACTCAATTCTTTGAATTAAGCACTCTCAAATCAACTGTTTTTCCTAACACCTTCAACCGAAGCTTTGATACTCTGAAGTTTTTCAAGGGCGGACAAATAGGTTCTCCGGTTTCTAACGCCCTTTTTTTCTTATCTGAAAGTCTAGTCTACACTTTCAATCCAGCTGAAAATGTATCACATCTGAATAATACGCGAACACTACAATTTTGGAAGATCAATAGCGCGCATCCAGGAAAAATCAGCTTACCTGAGAAGTTTATTTTTGATAAAGCCAATACCAATCCTGATGAAACTTCTCAGTATAATCAATCAGTTGTTTTACAAGTCATTGCTGAACTAAGAGCTACAGCACTCGCCAATTGTCTTATTATGTTGCATGGAAATCCAACTTATGGGTATGTTTCTAATCTACCTTTGAATGCTGTATCCAACTCCTATCAGACGATTGTTGATTATCTTCCCAACATTACCATTACCACAGATGCCACTGAAGTCTATAATGATGCAAGCTCATTTGCTATCCTCACAGCTAATATCTCTCATATCAATGCCAATACAATGATCAACATAGAATCCGATTCTGGGTATGTTGTTACTACAAATCTCTATGTTGCCAACTCTTCAAAAACAACAAAAGCCTCTCCGGTAGATGTAACTGGAGGAGAAATAATGAAAATCTTTGCTGGATGGGATAATTATTTACATGTTGCAAATATATCAATTACTGCGATTGGGGCTGAAGTTCCCGATGGACGTTATACAATTCCAGGCTCTTATACATATCGCTGTCCAACAAACTATAAGGTTCTAGAGATTGAACTCTGGGGCGGCGGTGGCGGCGGCGGTGGATCAACTGATACAGAACCAACAAAATTCAATGGATCAAACGGTGTCAATTCTTCTTTTGCTAATCTTGTTTTTGCGGGCGGCGGAATAGGAGGAAATGGTGCAACTGCAGCAGGTTCAGTAAATAACGCTCTAGGAGGAAATGCTTCGGGTGGAAATGTAAATATCAATGGTTATTCTGGCATTATTAAAAGTATTGGGGGAACAGCGCCCGGTCCTGGAGGTGGAGAAGGCGGTCCAACAGATCGTGAAGGTTCTGAACCTGGAGGAGGTGGGGGCGGACATTCAAATGACTTTGGTATTGAAATTGGAATTATAACAGGGGGCGGAGGCGGATCAGGTGCTTATTCAAGAGTGCGTTGGCTTGGGGGTGCTCCTGGTGCCCCAACTGGAAACATTACAATCATTGTCGGCGCTAGAGGCCAAGGTAATGGTGGGGGTCAGCCTGGAGGAAACGGTGCCGTTATTGTTAAGGTGACTTAACGTATTCTAGCCAACGAATCCATATAAGTCATAATCTCTTTTTCAATCTGATCAAAATCAGGAATATTCCCAATCAGCTGTTGAAGTTGATGGATTAAATTTATTTTGAGACGGAATTTTACATCAGCTTGAGTTTGAGTCAGTGTTAGAACTGAAGATATTTGTTTCACTCTATTATTAAGAGCAAATAAAGATAAACCAGTTCCAGGCCACATCATTTTATTATATTGTTCCCAAGCTGGTGTAAGTTTATTATTCAATAAACATTCTCTTTCTCCATCAGTCAATAAATTTGCATTAGGATGTGTCTTAATATCATCATATATCTTTACGAATCTTCCCAACAAAACTTCCAATGAAAAAAAGAAATCATTTATCTCAGACGTCATTACAAGAACGATAGTGTTATTCCCAGACATTTTTAGACTACTCCATATCTTGTCTTGAAACCAATCCTCGGTTTGAAACTGTCATAATGATAGGTATGCGCATAATCTAATGGAATATATGGGCAAATCTTTTTTCCTTCAGCTTCTATTTTATTCCACTCTTTTTCTAGCTCCTCACAAACGGTATCAAAGATTTCTGTCTTAGCAGCATGAATGCCTACGTCAGCTTTCAATTCTTGTGCAAATTCTATATCATATGATGTAGTTAATGCTCTTGACATAGCGGTAACGACTTTTCCATTAATTATTGCTACTATACTATCCATAATAAAGTCTGGATGAAAAAACTTAGGATAACGACGCATCATAGCAACTGTCAATTCAAATACACCCAATGTTTTTATTGTATTGAATATCAAATCTTCTTTATAGTCATTAATTATGGTGCGAGTTATTATTTCAAGAGACTTAATCATATCAATAGATTCATTTGCTTGAACAGGCACGCTGACAAGTCCCCCAACAGCGGCGGCGGGAGTAAGAGTTAGAAAATCGCGGCGTTTCATGACGATTTCTCCTTTTTAGTTCCACTCATGTTCATAACCGGGTTCTGTGCAATAGAACGTTGGAATGGTATGTCTTATCATTTCTTCACGTTTGGTTACATTGATATATTTACTTCCAGGTGGATAATAAGGAATTTCCAATTTCAGTGTAATCTCAATTGCTCGCCTGTCGCCTTTCTTTTTTATTCGCCAAGTAGAATATACATAATAACCTCCATAGTAAACATTAGGTGTTTTATCTGTTTCATACAGTCCTGTTTCAAAGAGCCTTGTTGTTATGACTTCCCGAAGAAACTGATATGTCCCAATACCAGTATCCTTGGTAAGATTGGATACCAGTTGAATCCATCCCGGACCCCAATCAAGTTTAACTGGTATTTTTATTTCAGAATAATTGAGGGCATTGGAACAGATACTATAGACCTGTTCCATTTGTCTCATATCATTGATTTCTTTTTGCTTTTGAGCTACCATCTGCTCAAAAGCATCAAGAAACGTGGCATATTTCAGGGAAGGAACAGGATGATTGAATGGCATCTTTTACCTCGTCGGACCAATCTCTCTCAAGTCCTGTAAGAGATTCTTGATCGTCATATGCTGTTCCTCAACCCGTACCATACAAGCATCGCGTCTGATATCGGCAAGTATCAGAATAATGCTATCTAACCGCTCTTCCACCATTTCAACTGCTTCTAGAGTCGTTATTTCCTTTGTTAGGGAACGTGACATTTATTGCATTCCTTTTTTTTCTCCAGAGGTAGCTTACTAAATAGTAATACAGGAATACACATTTCCTGTCAACAGAGGATTTCATTTCATATGATTTTAGATACACAACCACTTTCGCCAAACTTTTTGAGTCCGCTGAACTTCCAATTCAGCATCAAAAAATGTCCATCAATAAACTTCTTTGCGCAGCGAGTGAATGTGCCGTCATTGATTCTTAATCCAGCAATGTATGAAAATCCATTCACAGTTATTCCTCATGCTGGCGATCACATCAACTTTGAGCAACTACTTGTCACATTCAAAGTTGATGAAAAGTTACAGAACTATCTTGAGATTTATAATTGGATTCGGCAATTGGGATTCCCAGAAGATTGGAACGAATACAAAGAAATCAAGGAGCAACCTAAAGCCTCAGGAACAGGCATCAAATCAGACCTGTCAATTCTAATTTTGAATTCAGCCAAAAACCCTATATTTGAGTGTTTAATAATTGATGCTTTTCCAATAGCTCTCTCTCAGATGATCTTTGAAAGCACCGCACCAGATGTTGCCTTCATCACTTGCGAAGCGACATTCCAGTATACAAACTTCCGCATCAATGCTTTTTGAAACTGGCTTCCCAAGCTGCTAATGTCTCACCAGCAAATTCTTCATTTGGTGACATACATTTTATGATTTCTGGTACTTTCATTTCCATAATACCTTGCATTTGTATTGGCATTCCTTTTGTATAATCTGCTATTGCTAAAATTAATAACATAACAACACCCAGAGGAAATTTCTCAGTTCCGGCATCTTTCAATAGCTTAGGATAAAATTTTTGCACCAGATGTGAATTATTATCAAGTGCTACTAATCTCCGTAGCATTTCGTCACGATCAGGTAACTTACTTTTCATGGCTGTATCCTCACATTTTCGCCTACCATTCGTGCTTGACATCCATGGAGCGGATGCCACCTCGTTTCCAACTCCGCATCAAACTTGTATTCCATATTTTCAGGCCGATGAAGATTATATGGCCGGTAAACATCCTTATAAGCGAGTGTAGCACAATACTTACTCATTCCCAAATATCCAGCTATGATTAATCCTCCAAACAAAAATAATAGATATAACTTCACACCCTTTCCTTCTTTCTGAAGTTTTCCACTACTCTAGCAAGAGACGGATCAACCTCAAACATAAACTTTGTGTTCAGACGTGTGCCGCTATCAAGAACTCCATAGACTCCAGTCTCAAGAATAGTGTCCATCGCTTTTTGCATGGAAATGATCACTCCATAATATTCACATTCTTCGGGATCGTCCCATGTCGGATCAAGAACAACACCAGTTTCCTTATCTACACACCAAGCATGTTCCATTGGAAATCCGATTGATGGACGCAAAGCATACCCTTCAACATAGCATATACCATCATTAAGATGCCGATAACAAAGCTCCATTGCGTTTTTATAGCACATTTTTATTATGCCTCGCTTACCAATAAAAGGCATAGCAACAAAAGGTTTGCCATGCTTCAAAACAAACCTCTGCATCAAAGCAGGATGCCCAAGCTTTTCAAATCCGTCAACTGTTTGTTGAAGATAGGCTTGAACATTACTCATGGTTGTTTTTGATCCTCTTTTCGTGTTGGTAGATGTAATATAATCAATCCAGCAAAAACAAAAAGAATTGCTAGGATAGGATGAATTGGAAATGATAGAAAAGCAATTAACCAAGCCGAAACTACAAGAGATACTTTTCCGCGCTTGGTAAACATGTTACTTTCCTCGTTTAGGCAGCGTGAAGTGAACTTCTCCATCTATCCCCAAAACTTCTAATTTTTCATTTACTGGAATCGCACGCATCATTTTCATAACCTGATCAAATGTCCATTCATGCGTTGAAATATTGTCCCGATAGCGAACAGCATAAAGAGGAGCACCATTAGCTGAAAGGATTGGTTTCATTTTAGGTTCCAATATCCCAATTGGTTCTCCCGGCAAGTATGGATAATTATATGTGCGGGGTTTCATTCCTTTGGCTCTTTGAAACGAACTTGCCAAAGACGCCATTTCATAAACGCTTCTGTTTCCGCCATCGCTACAGTTTTACTCATGTAATAACGTGGAAATCTATCTTGCCCATCAATATTACATTCTTCTGGTAAATTAATCCCTACTTTCCAATGACCACGATCACAATAAGATGGTCGGGGTTCTAACCAAGCAATCATTTGTTTATTAGCCCAACACTCTAGAAGGTTAGGATATTCTCTGTTTCTGTGCGGCAGCCAAACCAATGGCGTGGGCTCTTTCAATTTGGCCATATCTAGCATTTCTATGTTTCCTCAGTTGAGCAGCCAAGTGATCCGGTCCAATTTACCTATCAGAGCTTCGTTGTCAAATGTAAACCTCACCAAGTTGAGCCGGCGCAAACGTTTCAAAAACATTATTGTATCATGCGCAGAAAATCCTGTTTTTTTCATAGATGCTATAATCTCATCAACATCAACCATATGACAATTCTTACTATCATATGGTGCAAATGTACGCATAAAAGTTTTCCAACGTGCATCAAACTTTTCAATATCATCCAGTTCCTCTTTAAGACCTGGAGGAAATTCATCAGATGATCCGGGGCGCCATTCCAGGATCATCTTAGCAGAAACCACAAGTGGCTTTTTTAATGCGCTTCTTTTGATGCTCATTACGATCCCTCTTTTTTAGTGTGGTAGTGGTGTCAAAACAATAACTGTTTTCTCCTTGTCTTTGGATTGAAACGTCCAATGCAATAGAGAACTTACTTTCAAATCTTGTAGAACATCTACCAGATAACAATCAACGTTGCCATCATCCTTTTTCAACGTGACAGTTTTCGTATTTTCCTTTCTATTGGCGCTGCTAATAGGAGGAACAACATCATGACCATGGATTACCCAGGCATCATGCATCTCGCCGCCTTTGCGCTCTTGTAACCAATACTCTCGGGTGCGATCTTGATATACGACATGTCTCTCACTCATGGTGGAGTACCTTCTTCTTGAGGTTCGTCGGTTTTTTTCTTGATTGATAGTTCTTCTAGTTTTGCGCCGTCAGCTATCGCTTTTTTGAACCAAGTAGGTTTACGTCCTAATCCTGTCCACGTTTCTGTTTGGTTGTTTGGATTGCGATATTTGGCTAACGTTCTGCTACCCTTTCGTGGCCTAAGCATATTACTGCCTAAGACTTCCTCCAGAGAGAACGAAGTTCCCATTCGTTTGTTCCAGGTGGCCAGACGTTTTTGGAACTCTTTAGCAATCTTGGAAATGCGGCCATGTTTAGCCTTCTGACGCTCCAGTTCTTTTTCCAATGTCATAAGCTCTGACAAAGACATTTTGTCAACAAGATTTTTCACTTGTTTTGATAACTCTGTTTCGGCCATTTAGTTATCCTTTCATCGCTTTGCCAAAGTCTTTCAAAAATTCATCAACATTTTTTGCGCCGCTAACAATCAGCATAGAGTTGCAGCCCTTCTTTACAATATCTGTAACATGGCCGCAAGACTCACATATGCCGGTCGTGAATATTTTATTTGGCGTTGCCATCGTCTGCCGCGATTGGCACTTATCGCAAGTGAATTTTTGATGGATGGTATTACCCTTTGCTATTTCAATTGCAAATGTCGCTGCAACATCAGCAAAAGGATAGTCATTTGGTTTCGGTTCTTTCATGGCTTATCCCATCCGAACATGGAGCGGCGCAACATGGTTGTTTGGATTTCATCAGTAGCCTTCATCTTGTCATTGAAAGAGGCCACGGGAAAGGCTTTAGGAAGGGGATAGTACCCTGGTGATTCACGAATGATCATGATCAGGCTACCATCGGCCGGATGTTCAGCGGCGCAAGCCTCAGGCAACTCGCTGTTGGGGATGCTTGGCATGCTTGTAGGCTCGTTCTTTCAGAGTTTGTGTGGCATGCTCGGCAATGGAGATTTTTTTCTTCCTTGCCTGAAGAGTTAGCTTCTCATACACAGAAATGGGTATTGTAATGACAAATTTCAATACCAATTCCGGGGAGTATTCTTTCGCCATTTTTTCAGCATGATTATGATTGAAGCGAAGTCTTGGCATGGCAACTCTCCCGAACTCCGCGTCAGCTTACCCTGTTGAACCTAAAGTTTGCACCCCTAAGACCAACAAGCCTCACTGACGCGGAGCCCATCAACCCGTGCAGCACAGAGAAGGAGGTAGAACGTGCTGCACGCGAACATTTCTATCAGAGTACGACAGCCTTGTCTAGCGTGCGCCGATCTCCTTTAGGGCATTGTCACGGGCCACATTGACCTCTGCTTGTGCCTTGGCGCTCCCATTGGTGTTGCCCATGTCGGGGTGCAACTCGCGGCATTTCACGCGCCATGCATCGTTGATTTGCTTCTCAGTAGCACCTCTAGGAACGCCAAGGATGGCCCAACAGGACGGGGGAGCGGGCAACGCTGGCACCGCGATAGCTTCATATGTGCGTTCCTGAATTTCTGGCACACCCCATTCGCTGATTTTTTCTAGATTTTTAATTGTAGAAAGAATGGCCTTTAGATTGTCGCGCACCCTAAGCCATTTGTCACAGGGCAAGACAATGGATCGTTTCACCAACAATCCATTCTGCCGGGTCGTCCGATTGTAACGGACCACGACTCCCGGATCAACTGTTGGATGATTCGCACGTTCTTTATTGACAATATCCTCTATCCAATTTTCAAAATTTCTGATGCCATAAGTTTTACCAGTTATGTATTGCTGAATATATGTGTTTAGATAACCAGCAACAAAGTCATCTGCATGCATTTCTTTTTCACCAAAAGGCTGATGAAGATTGCAGCTGATTTCCAGATCAGTACATTTAATAGATGCCAGATATTCTTTGAACTCAGTCACAACCAAGGGCAGTTTCATTTGAAACTTGTGCTTGCGGCGATCACAAGCTCTTGTACGCGAAAAGCCTTCTGGCCATTCTAAGGGATACTGTCTCATTCTCATCTCCCTGAACCTGTATCTGGCCGACGCTTCACATATTGATCCATCATCCTTGCCTTTGTCAAAGCTGCTTTTGTAGGAGGAAATTTTAGATTAAAAATTCTCCTATAATGACGATTTTCCCATATTATGTTTACCATTTCTTCATAAGTTAAATTAGACTCAGCCAGAAATTGTGATACTGCTTGTTGTTCTCTTGTCATTTGGTTTCTCCTGGAACAAAATTCCACTTTTCTAGAGGCAATGTATCGGGCCGACGTTTCACATAGTCAGCTGCGGCAAACATTGCTTCTCGGCGCGCATCCTCTTCCATGTCGCCATAGCCAAACACGCGAGGGATACCATTAGGGTCTATGCCGTGAACCCTAACTGACGAAAGTTTCGGTTTTCTTTTCATGAGTTTTTACCCTTAAGAATAGTTTCAATACGCTCCCGTAAATCTTTGGCAACGTTTTGTTTACCATTTTTTTCAAACAGATCAGCTGCCTTAGACCATTTTTGGCAGGCTTCATTTATTTTTCCACGGCGGTAAAGTTCATCACCTTCTATCTGAAGAGTTAGAGTTTCTAGTTGCATTTTTTTCTCCTTGGGGGTTAGTGGCGCGTAGGATGAGCGATTAGTTGTCAGTAATGAACCAGATTTCCTAACCACCTCTGACATCGCTCTAGACTCTCGCCAAGACGCCCACGCGCGCCTACAGGAGACTCAGGCAGTCAGGAGATTCCTGAAAGCATGTTTTTCTTACTATCACAAATAAGTGAGAGTTGGAATTCACAATTAAGTTACTTGGATCACGAAAACGTTACTTGCTCTGAGCAACGTATTGTGCATCTGTGAATGAGAGATAGAGGGAGGCCGAAGCCTCCCCTCCCATTTTCTGACTAGCTATTCACGACGATGGTTTCATTATCCAGCCGGTTCTGCATTATGATCCCGACAATGATTGCCATATAAGTGGCTGTTGCCAAGATACTGTAGCTTCGTGGAATGTCATAGGCGATTACCAGAGCATCCAAACTGTAAATGCTCGGGCCGATGGAGATAACAAAGGCCAGCATCATGAGATATAGAACCTCAGGGAGATAGAAGAAGCAGCATACCCAATCTCCCTTATCAATTGGGTTCCAACTCGGAATCCGCTTGATGCCATCGGTAAGCGTTGCAACAAGACAGATCACAAATAGTCCAGCTGCGGCCAAAGGAGAAAACAGACCAACGATAAGAGCCATTCCAGCCGCGAATTCCACCGTTGGGACAAACCATTGGTTGAAACCAACGTAGGGGACTTTTGCCGCCGTGAGAGTTTCAACCAATGAGGCGTGGCGGGCGGCATTAAAGAGCTTGTGATAGCCGCTTGTCGCAAAGAACACGCCCAGGATGATGCGATTGGTCGCTGCTAACACATCCATTGAAGGGATGCCAATACCAGTGTAAAGTAGGTCCAACATGACACTTGCTCCGTTGCATGAAGGGTTATGGGGATACCGCAAGAGCGGTTACTGTAGCGAGGGCCAGGGCACCGCTGGCGTAGGCATACATGCCGCTTCCCTCAATGAAGGCGAGGAAAAAGTAGATGGCATGGGCGCAGCCATTGCAGAGGTGAAAGCGTTGGGGATGGCGCTCATAAACATTCCGTGCCCAGATGCGAAATTCAGTGAGAATGATCATGGCACTTCCTTTCCATTAGCTAGAGCGACAACATGGTCGGGAGCTTCCTTGACGAAGGAAACAACGTCTATGTTATCCTCCGTATGGTCGTAACCAACAACAGGGCGAATATCAAAGACCAGAGCAGTCATTTGATCCTGTCCTGGATAACAACCTCCTGGTTTAATTTCCCGAACTGTGTCCATGTTTATCCAACACTCACGCCCATTCATTTGCGTGAGTTTAATAAAGTTGGGATTGCGCATGATCTACTCCTAGAGTCCAAGAGCCAGAGGCAAGCCGATAATGATAACAGTCACCAGACCGGCGCCGCCGAACACAACCAGTAACCAAGTGATTACTTGTCTGATCATTGTTTCCTCCTTACATTCCGAAAGGAAGGGCGAAAGGAGTCCGAAACAAAATCGGATTCCACATGAACCAGAATGGAGGCCACCAGATGAGATAAGGGTTTACCATGACGTTTCTCCGGGTTGATAAAAGAGGGGACTTTTTTCTCCTCTTTTTGATAGGACAAAAATTAACGTTCTTTCTCGGTATGGTCAAGAAGACCAAACATAGAACGAAAACACAATTAAGTTACTTGGATCACGAAAACGTTACTTGTCAACTTAATTGTGTTATGCTTAGTGGTGTGAAACACATACAAGGATGCAACAGTGTGGTGCTAGGGACTCTAAGGAGACTATTTCATGCGAACCAAAAGCGAATGGAAACTAATCTTCCAAAAACTACAAGGTAACCTACATGAATATACATTACAAATTCAGGCCAATCTTCTTGGCTATAGGAAAACATCACTTCATCGGGCAACGGATGCCGATAATTTAACAAACGCTCTTGAGGCTCTAACTGAGGAACAAGCTGGCGATCTATCCGTGGCGCGTCTCATGCTTCAGCGTATCAAAGAAGAAATTGATGCATATGAAAATGTGAAACACGATCCATCACAAATGGGGCCGACACTGGACAACATTCGG